AAAGTAAAGACCGCGCAACCTGTCAGGATTGTCAGCACCAAATAACTGAATACGCGCCCCGTTTGGAAAATCGAGTCGTAATTCACTTTCGTTCACCTTTATGTTGGGTATGGGTTTTGTAAACGTCTTACAGTAATCCCAGATTACTTGTTTTGCCTGTGAGTAGTATGGGCAGATGTAGGCATACCTACCGTCCCCACTAGCGTCCATACAAGCACACTTTATCAGTTCATTAATACACGCTACCGACTTGCCCGCCCTTCTGTGAGCAACCACAACTGCCCATCTTTCTTTTCTTGCGTGGAGTGGTCGAAATACATCTCTTGGCTTATAGGGTATGACAACTTTCATGACTCCCACCCTATGACAAGGCTTGCCGCTGTGCCGTCCGCATTAGTGATGCCAAACGCCACTCTGTTCTGCTCCTTAGCGCTCGCCCACCCGTGAACGTTCTGAAGGATAGCTAACGCCGCCTTTGTGTCGCCCCCTAGCGCTGCGTCTTTTAACACCTGTGCCATTTGCGCCTCTGCGTCGGCAGCGCCTTTCATCGTCATCAACTCAACGTTTGGGTCGAGTTGGCACAGTTGCCGATACTCGCTTGGAAGTAGCCCCGCAGCGAGGGCGAGCTTGTCACCCTTTAGCCCAAGCGCTGACGCATCGTAAATGGCGTTTAGACGCGCCTCTGTGACTTTTAACTCTCTTGGTGAATATGGAAATGATTGCATGGTCGCATGAATCCTTAGCTTGTGAAAAATATTTATAATATATATGGAAATGACTTTTTTGTCTGTGAATGTTTTGCATCGCCTTCGGAATTGAACGCCCCCCCCCTATGCGTCAATATTTTGACGGTATATATGAAAATGCTAATGTTGGAGATGGTAGGCCTGCCAGTCGTCTTGTCAAGTCCTCCCCGCCTGCGCTTTTTTATTTTATTTTAACCCCCCCCATACCCTTGCAAGCCACGAAATACGCGGGTTACAAGGCTTTACAGTCTACGCGGTCAACACTATGCTAAAGTCTAAGCCCTTGATTCATAAGGGCTTGCAAGGAATACCCTGCTGTCTGCCCTGCTGTCTGCCCTGCTGTCTGCCCTGCTGTCTGCCCTGCTGTCTGCCTTGATAATGTAGGCAGTCGCGTGGGTATCGGTAGGCATTGGATAAATCAGCGACTGACTACGCCTGCGCCCAGTGGTGGCGTGGCGTATAACGATTGTAGTCAGTCGTTGGCATAACAACTTCCAGAACCTTTATATAATATTATTATATACCTTATTATTATTATGGTATATTATATAATTCATATCTTTATATAAATATACTACCAACGACTGACTACACTACTGCCCAGCCTTACAGCGGTGCGGTCTTGCGCGTTGGCAGTCTACACCGCATTACAATGACTACACTATACCTACCATTACCAACAAAACACCAGTTTGCAATAAATAGTTTGACACGCTAATAAATATTGCTATATAATCTTTTGCAACGATAAAATTAAATCGTTACCAACAACTGACTACAACTGACTACAATTTGAGAGAGTAAATAACATGATTGCAATACACACTAAATACATAAGCGCGTCAAATTCACGCGGTAGCAGAATTAAAGCCTATACTTCAGGTGGGATGGGATTTAAAGGCTTTCAAGCGACTATTTCATATCCTAGTGAGTTGAGCGGCGTCGCCTGTCATTTTCAGGCCGTTAAAGCCTTAATAGAGAAAAACAACCTAGAATGGAAAACAGATGGTATGCGATATGGTGACAGCGCCGACGGGCGCGGGTATTCATTTTGTTTTGATGCGTCAAAAGTAGAAGGCGCAATATGAATATTTTAACAATTGAATGGGAGGGTAAAAAAGTGCAATTACCTACCAGTGAAGTAAAAAAAGTATGCTTAGAATTATGTTCCGGCCTTGTTCCATCATTTCAGGCCGTAAGAGCGCGCGAATTATGCGCGGCGCTTGCTAAATATAAAAAAGTATCATGTGGTAAATATAACTTAACTATTCAAAATTTACCTTAGATTATAGCGTGTAGCGCGTTAGCAATAGCGCGTTATGCGGTGTAATTTCGCATCTAATAAAAATAAGGCTAACAAAATGAAAACATATAGAATTTTATCAATTGACGCGTGGCGCGAATGTGAGGGCTACACTTGGAACGCGTGGTATGACGTGGGCGATATTTCCGCAGATGCAATCTATTGGAACGCGCGCAAACTATTAAAATATTTTCGTGATAATGGTTATTTAACTGAAAAAAGCGCGGGTAGATGCGCCATTGAAGATGACCAGTACAATATTGTTATCGTGGAACGCTCGACACGTCGCCCTTTGTTTGCGATTGAATACGGAGTAGACAACTAATGAAAATGAGACAAGAACATTATCAAGTTATTTTTGACGCGTTTAGCGCGCTACCACTCGAACAAGTAGCGGCGCATAAAGCCTTAAATTTAGGTAATGACAAAGAACGCCGGTTTATCTTTGATTTACTTTATATGGCTAACTTATCGGTATTTATATCAAGCGCGCTTTATAGTTATCTAAATGACGATAACATCTACACCGCAGCTAAAAAAGCCGCTAAACAACTAAACTTTTGAGAGAGAATAGAACAATGGCAATTAATCTAGAATTTATCGACGCCCCTATGTGGTATCACAATAAAGGCTTGATGCAAACCGCTACGGGCTACGGGCGCAAACTAAACACCGGCAAAAAAGCATTAGTTGGTGATAAAGCATACCGCGTTTACGCTAGTTGCTTTTCTAATGTAGCAAGCCTTTACATCATCATAAAAGGCGTCAAAATTTACGTTAGTGACTGGCAAGGGCGGTAAAAAAAATGAAAACTTATTTAATAAATGATGATGAACTTTTCAATTATAGAATACTTGCCACCAGTTACCGGCAAGCCCTTGCATTATTTAAAGACTTGTATCGTGTACAGGGTAGGCTGCGATTAGTAGCGCACTATTCAAACGTTAAAGAGTATAAACTTGATAAATCAAACTATAGATTTTCAATTAAGGAACTAACATGATAATAATCTTTTTGATTCTACTCAAATTCGCTGTACTGGCGATAATGCTAGAAAATTAAACAAAAAACCCGCGATAACAAGCGGGTTTTTATTGCATCAAACAATTGCAAGGGCTTAACGCCCTTTTTTATTGCCTACCATTTAAGCGCCTACAATACCCGCTATAGTGCTAAACAATTTAAAGCAATACTACCCTATTGCCTATCATTCAAACAAGTTATAGCAAGGCTATAAATGCTATTCTATAACCCTATTCAATAGCAGGCGCTGGCGTAAAATCACGCGTAAACGTAATGACAAGCGCGTATATACCAAAGCTCAGGATTTGAAATCTGGTAAGGCTCAGGATTTCAAATCTAATGAACGGTCAAATTTTGCCACGAAACGATTTGCAAAATTTTGCCACGAAACCGATTGGCAAAAAAAACTCCCCAATCATCCGAGCCGATAATTGAGGAATTCCATGAACTAACAATTAGAGAGAATTGTTAGAGGTATGTTATTTGATTGCTACAACTTTTGCAACAGGTTTTTGCTCTGCTAAGTCCCGAAGGCTAGATTTGCTCATGTGCGTAAACTCAGGTGCGCAGAAAACGTGCTTCTTAGTCTTAGACGAACGCGATGCACACATTCCCATGTCCGCCCAGCCTGCTTCTTCGAGCGCGTGGAACAGCGCAGCAGGCGGGAATTGTTTACTGCCAAACGACATAGCAGCTCGCTCACATATCGCCTGAAAAGGAGAGGCAATCACGCCGTTAGCGAATTCTCCATTACGGGAAACAATCATACTTAATAAAGATGACTCAACAGCCGACATGCCGTTCTGCACCAGCGACATCTTAAAGTCTGTCATAGGCGCAGGTGCAGCAGGGTTGAACGCGCTAACGTCACGATTGAACAGCCAGTTAGAGATAAGGTCATACCCACCACCATCATTAAACCATTTCCATATCGCTTTAGCGGTCTGCGGGGGTAAGCGCTCTGCCGTACTCCAAGTGGCAAACCACCGACGGTCACCCGATTCAAGCGATAGCGGGACACGGTCATTAGAGAACGCAAGCACAGCAAGACGGTTTACAAGATTGTAGGGGGCAAGCCCTTTGCGGTTAACTGACAGCATCTCAGGTGGCGCGGCAATGACAGGTTTAAGTTTATTGGCAAGCATCCGACGTGCAGCGCCGTCAGATTCCTTAAGCTCGTTAATGACCACAATCTCTGCTTCAAGATGGTATCCCCACGCTGACTGAATCGTATCAGTAGACATGAGTGAATAGTTGTGCAAATACGGACCGCACACGGCGTATATGAACGGCGCATACATGGTGTCTTTACCGATACCTTGACCACCCGCGTGAAGGATAGCGTGGTTAATCTTAACGCGTGGGTTCTGCACCTTGAACGCCATGTAGTCCCAGATATGCGCAAGCTCACGCTCGTCAGGAACGAGGGATTTGCAGTGGTCAAGCCATAGAGATATATCGCCGCCCAAATTTCCGCCACGAGATGAATTGGGGCGGGCGTCGCGCCACCGGTTGCCGTAAAGCTCACCATCACGCGTGGCAATGACAGAGTCACCAGCGGCAAAGGTGATACCAGCAAGCACCTTAGCACCCATTACCTGACGGTTCTCGTCAAAACTCATAGCGGCTTCGACTTTGCGGTCAGAATGGATACTTTTGCACGACACATGACGGTAGACCGCGTTAAACGTCTGACGTGAAAACTCACGGCGGTTCTGCAAATCGAAATAAGAATCGTCAGACATGACATAGGCAAAGCGTTGATACCACTCCGCCTTCTCAAGCCGTGCAATTTCCTTCTGTTCGACTTCTGCAATGATAGCGGCGGCGTCAGTGCTGAACATATCAGACGGTTCAAGTTTGCCAATCGCATTGTGCATCACCTCCGCCAATATTTCCTCACGAAGACCATGTGAGTGTTTAGGCCCGCCCATTTCAGCTACCCACGCGAGGTATGTACGGCTGTCCCACGACGCGCAGTGCCCATGAAAGCAACAGTAAGCGCGGTTAAGTGGGTGGTATCTACCCATCAGTTGCCCATCAGTATGTTCAGCGTGGTTAGGGCAGACCACCCCAACCCAGCCTTCAGCGTTAGCAGACTCCATCACATCACCACGCGAGGCTAACCACTCAAGCACTTCATCACTGCCTGTGTCAATGATAGCTATTGGACGCACAGACGCCGTGTCAGCATCAGACGGGTGAACGTCCAGTGCGTCACATATCTGCGCGAGGGTAAACTCACGCTCAGGGTGAAATTCTACAAGGATAGACTGAAACGATGCGCGGTCAGGCTTTAAATTCACCGACGCAGGCAGGCGAAAATTCCGCACGGGGTTAATTGCGCCGCTGTCAGTGTAGCCAGCGTCAGCGATTGCTTTAATAGCCGCACTGAATTCACCCTTAGTGGGCATATCGTCAAGCGCAAAGGTGTAACCCCATTGAAAATTCTGCGGTGAGGTTTCCATTATCCACGTCGGCTCAATTGGCGGGCGTAGACTCTTGGTGCCAATGTCATCTAGCACAAGAAAGGCAACGTACTCGCAATTGCCCGCACTGGCAGACGGTTTACCGTCTTTAAAGCGTGACGTGATAAAAGACGCCGTATTGCCATACCATGCGCCTTTGCCGTCGTACTTTGCAGGAAGATAAGCTGGCCACGCAAATTGACCATTGTCTTTAGCTATCTGTTTGACCAAAAGGACGCTCTCGCCTTCTGGTGCAATACGTTCCAAATACTTAATAAAATTCATTTTCCATATCTCTCTAATGTTGAAACACCAACGGCTAACGGTAAGCCTTCTGCCCACGCAGGAGCGCTACACATCACCGTTTCCAAGTCTTGCGCGGCGCTTTCCGCGTCTTCTTTTTTCACTTCTAAGACAATTTCATCGTGAACATGAAGCACGACAGTATGCCCGATTCGGCGCAACGCGTCACGAAGTAAATCGTTGGCAATCGCCTGTGTAATATTCTCACAAGCGAGTCCAGCCCATAGCCTAGCTCGCGGCCATTCGACTGCATCAGCAGCGGGTTTCCACGCCGCCTTAGCGTAAGATACGCTACCGTCTTCAATGTATGCCGACGGGTAACACAGCACCCGACCAGACGGCAGGGCGTACCACAAATTCACACCGTCAAACAGGTACGTCACGCGCCCGGCGGTAAATTCACGCCCTTTGTGACGCATGGCGCACATATACGCCCGCTCAAGCTCACCCCAGTAGCGCACCGCCCAAGTGTTACTGCGACGCCACGCGTCAACGGTGCGTTTAGCCTCTGCTTCAGGCAGTGAGATGCCATAGGCTTTGCCCATCGCACCAAACGCGCCAGCACCACCCATATAGCCACACGACAAAATCGCCACTTTACCGATTTGACGTTGGTCAGGTGTGATGGCGTCCATTGGACGGTTAAAGATACCCGCCGCCGCGCGAATGTAGATGTCCTCCCCCGTGCGAAACACATCAAGCACGTCTTCACTACCGTGTTGCAAACTCGCCCACGGGGTCACACGCGCCTCGATACCCGCCCAATCTGCTACCACGAACACATTACCATCGGCAGGCATCAGCGCAGGGCGAAGCATACCTTTCAGAACGTCCGTCACGCGCTTACCATGCACTGGAACGATGCTACGTCCCACAACCATGTCATCACGCACTCGCTGTGGCTCTTTAGCGCATTTACGCGTGAAGTTATGCACCTGCGCACCGTATGACGACGCTCGACCAGTTGCCGAACCACCGTTAAAAACAAACGCGCCACGCACACGGTGGTCTTCAAAATCGGCAAGGTAAAGCAGACGATTAAACTTCGCAACAGATGATGCCCACAAGTCATCAGCGCACTGAATTACCTCACCAACGTGCGGCGGGATTTCTTCAGGGTCATCCATCAACATCAAATTAGCGCGAACGCTTTTGTCGATGGAATACTTCTCACCGTTCCACATCAGCTCACGCGCGGCAGGGCCGACACGCTCAAGCACCCACTCACGCATCTTAGGCGAGCGAACAGACTTAATTGCACCGTCGGTTAACTCCACGACACGCGATTGGATTTCTTCAAGCTCGACACTGGCATAACGCATCGCGGCGCGACACAGGTCAACGTCCACGAGAACACCCGCGTCGTTAATGCGCTCGTTGACGTGATAGTCCGCAAGCTCGTCATCAGTCAACTGACGCAGTGCAGTAGACACGACTCGCATAGTCCGCACGTCTTGACGGCAATACTCAATAAGCTCAGGTAGCAGTTTGGTGTTGAATGGCGGAGTGCAGCACTGCTTGACTAGCATCTTGCCACGATGGTCTTTACGCATCTCGCTAGAAATAGCACGACCAACGTCTTCTAAACTGCCGGGAAGACAATTAGCTCTTGCCTGCACAGCCGTGCAGTAAAACTGCTCTAGCTTGAAGTCTATCTGAAGAACGTACCAAAAGATTAACCGCTCAAAAGCGGCGTTATGAGCGCGTATCTGCCCCGCGTAGTTGCGCACGTCATCAGGAAAAGGCAAGTCTGGCGTCCATGTCTGCACGTCACCGTCATCGAAGGCGTAGCACATACACAGCACGTCAGTGGTGAGGTCTTGCGCGTAATTGTAAACGCCGTGCTTGGGCAAATCACATTCGCTCTTTGTTTCAAAGTCAATATATAACATCAAAACACCTCGCACGATTCTGAACACGCACCGGCAGAGTCTAAATCATCATTAAAATTAGCCATAGTAACTCTGTACCCATCCACAAAAGGTTCAAAAGGCAGTTTTGCTTCAGCTAAAATATCTTTAGTAGATTTAGCACCTCGAAAAAATACACGCTGATACTCAGGGTCTAAATTAAAACCGGCGTTACCATACATAGCCTCCATTCTTGCAGGAAAATCAAAGATAGCAGGGTTTTCTTTAGCTAAAGTTAATAACTTACGTTTAGACTTTTTCCAACACCATTTACAATTACCTTCATGTTCGT